AGCCAACACTACTCAAGTTCTGATTGGCGCACAACAAGCTGAAATGCAAGCCATCTATGCCCATGACACAAGTTTGAATGAAGGCACTAGCGAGTGGATGAAGAACCTTAGAGCAAGTGTGCGCCCTGTCATTACTTACGGCTTCTTTTTCTTGTTGCTGTTTGTGGATGTTGGTTTGTTTGCTTATGGTTGGAATCGTGGTGTGCCATTCACCGAGTTGGCTGAAATGCTTTGGGACTCTGACACCCAAGCGTTGTTTGCCTCAATCATTGCTTTCCACTTTGGTGGTCGGGCTTTTGGCAAATGAACATCTCAGACAAGTGCTTGCACATGATTCGCCATCACGAGGGCGTGAGGCAGAATCCCTATAAATGCCCTGCAAAGCTGTGGACTGTAGGGGTTGGTCATGTGATGTTTCCAGAGCAAGGCAAACTTAAGATAGACCAACGAGATGCCTTTGTGCCACCGCCAGAAGCCATGCGTAAACATTCAATGGAGGAAGTAGATGCAATACTTAGGGCAGACCTTACTAGGTTTGAGAAAGGCGTGGCTTCTTATTGTCCTGTGCCTCTTACTCAGGGACAGTTTGACGCACTGGTTTCATTTTCTTTCAATGTAGGGCTAGGCACACTCCAGAGGTCAACCCTGCGCCAAAAGGTACTTAGGGGAGACATGGAGGGCGCTGCCGAGGAACTTCTAAAGTACTGCATGGCTGGCGGCAAAGTTCTCAAGGGCTTACAAAAGCGCAGAATTGACGAAAGAGCGTTATTTCTGAGTTAAGTTTTGGCGCAAATGTTTGCCTGTCAAACGCATGATCCAACAAGTTTGGCAAATCCATTTGTGTCCCATATCAACCCCGCCCTCTGGCGGCTTTGTCTCATCACATTTATTACAAGTTCGTAATCTATGAACAGGCTGATTGCCGCCTAGTTCGATTGGGTACATTGCCACTCTCTTTCACTTCTGCCTGAGTTGGATTTGACTGTGTTGCCTGTCAGTTCAATCAAGCCCATTATTTTCATTTCGTTAAGCCGCCTGGCAACCTGATTGCTGTCCAAGTTGGTACAAGCTGAGATGCCATCCTTGCCTAGTGGCCCGTGTGTTTGGAGGCACTCCAAGATTGTTTGATGGTGTTGGGTGGCGGCTTCCTTGATGGAATCTGCCGCCTGAAACGATGTTAGGGGATCATTTGCCCTGACTCTTGGGAATTCGGGCATGGCGAAAATTCTTTTAAATGCGTCTTTATAGTCCATGATATTTCCTAAATAGTTGGGCTACTCGCTGCGTCTGTTTGCCACAAGGTGTTCCGAGTGGCGAGGGCTATTACCTCCCTCCAGCATCCGCTTTCACCCGTTAATCAAAAATCGATGTCATCATCCTTTGGCAAGCCTTTGTAATCGTCTTTAGGCTTTGGTTCATTCATGTATGCCCAACCATTCCATCCACCATCTATAAGCGGAATCATGTCAAGTTTCAACATCGGCCCGTTCTTGGTCTCAATGACCGAGCCGATGTTCTGATAGCGGGATTTTTCCACACCATCTTTGTTTTTGTATTTACCTGAAACAATGGTAATTTCGTAAAGTTTAGACATTTTTTATTTCCATAAGTTGAGCAATTTTGATGTCAAGTTCATTCAAGAATTTGACAATTTCTTCTTCCATTAGTCTGATATACATATTGTCCCTTGGGACACGTTTAACAAACAATTGAAGTTCCTCTGGCAGACGATTGTCAAAAGACACAAAGTCACACCACTGTCGCCCTGTGCAAGCCATCTGAAACTGCATCTGGGTGTTGTACTTGCTTGGTACTGATTGACTGAGCAAAGTCTCAATGTGCGTGGCTGTGTTGGGACATTTGATCTCAATCAGACCATCATCACCCACCAAGCCATCAGGAGAAGCGCCAGCCATGATTATTGAGGGATGGGGTACAAACCCCACTTCATCAACCAAAACATCCTGTAAAGCCTCATAAGCGGCTCTGGCAAGGGGTTCTGTCTCTGTGCCGTGTTGCATGGCAGCGTTCGTGAAATTCTCACCCTTTTGACCTGTGAGGCGTTCACACACCAACTGAGCCATGTAGTTGTCACGGGTTGCTGAATAGCCCGTCTTTGTCTTGGCAAGAACGTCAGCTACACGAGATGCGGTTACTTTGCCAATGCGAATGGTGAACCATTCCTCTGTGCCTTGATCCATCATTTCAATCATTTTTTATCCTTTATGGTTGCTTTGATAGCGTTATTCAATATGAAAAAAAACACATCTCCCAATGGTCTTAACATCCATCCAACAATAAATGCGGCAATAAGTTCAATCATTTTTTCATACCCCTTATGTATGCTGTAAAACTGCCGATTGTGTCTTTGCCAAACGCTGTCATTTTTTCTATTTCTTTTGCCACTTCCTCAAGCACCTGATTGCGCTGTGAGGGAGACACAAAAACATCCCAATGGTATGGCTGACCACTTTTCATTTCCGCTTCATGGGCGATGCGGTCGAATTCGTCATCTTCATCTGTTTTCATAGTTTGGCCTTTGCTTTGTCTTTGGCTGCAATAACTTTGATCTGCCAACCCTTGTCGCCATCACAAGCGGCATACGCTACTTTATAGGCAATCTTGAGTTCGTCTTGAGTAGTGGCGTTCTCAATAGCCGCAAACAAGTCTGTCATGCTGTCAGGCTCAATGGTTGACTCAGGCTCTATGAAAGAGGGCAGATCATCCCCGTTGTAGATGTACAGACCGAGACCATGCAAGCTGAGTGCTTTGGTCATGCAACGCATGATGGCTGTGTTCACTTGGAAAGCATCAGGGTTCACGATGGCTTTGTTGCGGTGATCCATCACGGGAAGCTGGCAAGTCATTGGCTTATCAAACATGGTGACTGTGACCCACACCATTGCTGTGCCGTTGATATCCATAAAGCACTTGTCACCAAACATCTCAACCTTGAACGATGCTTTGGGGTCTGCCTTGAGTGCTTCAGCCCATGCCCATGCCCATGACAGATAAGTCAGATTGGCTTTTTTCTCAGTGTGTTCGTTGACATTCAAAGTCAGTAAATTAGCGATTGACATGATGATCCTTAGAATTTGTATTTAGGGCCACAAGACACTTCAATCACTGTCTCAACTGTGTAGCCACCGACCTTGCGTTTTGCATACAAGGGAATGGCACGAAGCCCTGATGACTCGCACTGGCGCACAGCATCGATCACTTCATTGCGACCCATTGGCTGAACTTGCTTGTCAACAATCAGGTCTTGGTTGGGTGGTGATGGCACATGGCCTGGCATCATTGAGCATCCAGTTGTAACCATGCCGAGAGTGCAAAGAAGGGTAAATGTAAACATTTTCATGATTCGTCTTTCAAATAAGTTGTTAAGCGTTTGATTCGGTCTTGGTGATACTCACCCATGCGTTTGGCATATTCTTGTGCGCTGAGAGCCTCTAACAGCTTGCGTTGTGCCATTTCAAGTTCTTTAGCAGCCAACTCTTTTGGTGATGGCAAGCGGAAATAATCTTTGAATTTGTCAATCAATTTTTTTCTCCTGTGACCACATTTCCAATCGCTGTTTTGCACTTTCAGCGTCAAAGTTTTTGCGTAGTTCTTCCAAATAATCTTTGGCTTCTTCGTTTATTGTTCTACGCACATTTTCTTCTACTAACTTTGCAAAGTTTTCAACTGCATATGTAAATTTATTTAAAAAGCTAGCGTCATAGTCTTTGTTAATAAGACCAGACTGTTTAGCCATCTCAATGATTTCATCTCTTGTCATTAGCCTCTCCATGCGAGCATTACGCCCCAACCACCAAAGATGATGATCGCCAATGTCCATTCGACAATTGTTGTGATGATCTTAGATTTCATTTTGTTCTTTCAACATACGAGTGTGGTGAATCTTGGCCTCAGAAACAATGCGTTCAAATTCGGATGAGGGCAGATCGCAAGAAATGTCATCACCCTTTTTGCTAAAGACAAACACATCGTAGATTTCTGCTGAGTTGTGGTCATGGGGCAGATTAAATTCTTCTGGGTAGTAGTCATACCCGACCTTGACTTTTTCAAGGGTTGTGCCATCGTCATAAGTGACGAATTCATCAAAGTGGTATTTGAGTTTGTAGTCAATCATTTGCTTCCTTTCTAAATAGACCCCAAAAGTAGGGCATGGCGCAAGTGTACACCAAACTAAACACACAACAAGGTTCTTTTATTAGGACTTTCCCTAATGTTGTATTTATGCAAATGCTTAAATGTTTATTTTGCTATACTTGTTAAATGGATAAACAAAAGGCTATCACCCTTGCTGGCTCACAGAGTGAGCTTGCCCGTATCTTGGGCATCACCAGGGCAGCAGTACACAATTGGAAGATGATCCCAACGGGGCGTTTGTATCAATTGATGATCCTCAAGCCAGAGTGGTTTGACAACAAATAAAAAATGTGCTTATAATTAAATCGTTGCCGTAGGAAGCAATAAATTGAAGCCGTTTACTCATGCTCTCGCCCTTGGTTTTTACTTCAGGGTTCCTACCGAGGGCAGTAGTAAACGGCTTTTTTTATGTCCTCTTTTCGTGCAGCCGTACTCCACACGACAGCAGCGCATTTGCATGGATGGCTTGGAAGAAAACACCGACAACAGGACACACCCCCTGACTTGCCGACCAGCGTTGGTTAAGCGACTGGTAAAGGATTGGGTACAACGGTGGAACAAGGCCCAGTCTATAAGTGAATTGACCCGTCAAGCGCACTTGGTCGCGTTTGTTTTTAGTTAGCTAAATTAAGATGAATTATGGAAAACAGATCGATGGAGAAAGGTGGTATATCCACCCTTGGAGAACCTATGCCTGAACTATTTGAATCAGGGTTTGAGAGATTCTGGCGAGCATGGCCCGCATCAACAAGAAAGGGTGCGAAGTCAGAATGTAAAAAGAAATGGGAGAAGCATTATTGCGAAACCCAGACCGACCAGATCATCAAACACATTGAATGGTTAAAAACCACAGAGCAATGGCTTAAAGGCAATGGTGCTTTTATTCCCGCCCCTTTGGTCTATCTCAACCAACAACGATGGGATGGCGCAGAAGTGCCTGAAATCAAACCCAAAACAACAATAGACCCCGCCTTGGCAAAGATTGAAGCTGACAAAAAACGAGCAGTTCCAATCCCCGAACATATAAGGCAAAAAATGGCATCCTTGAAAGGTAGGTTATGAATGAGTTGGCTCTTTTCGCAGGCGCTGGTGGAGGAATACTTGGTGGACACCTCCTTGGTTGGAGAACAGTCTGTGCAGTTGAATGGGAGCAATACCCAGCAAGCGTACTATGCGCCAGACAAAATGATGGGCTTCTCCCGCCTTTCCCGATTTGGGATAACGTACAAACCTTTGACGGAAAACCTTGGCGAGAAATTGTTGATGTTGTATCTGGAGGATTTCCATGCCAAGACATTAGTTCAGCGGGAAAAGGCGCAGGAATTGATGGAGAGCGAAGCGGAATGTGGGGACAAATGGCGAGGATCATTCACGAAGTACGACCCAGATTTGTCTTTGTGGAAAACTCACCAATGCTCACTTCTAGGGGACTTGGAAAAGTTCTCGGAGACCTGGCCGCAATGGGGTTTGATGCGAGATGGGGAGTGTTGGGAGCAGCGGACGTTGGAGCAAACCATCAGAGGGACAGGATATGGATTGTCGCCAAATGGCGTGGACAGCTTCCACACACCCAACACAACAGGATTAGATGGTGGGAGCAACAGCAGAAAAGCCTTAAAAAAGAGGAAAGAAGAAGCCAAATTTCCAACACCAACGGCATCAGATTGGATGAGTCCAAAACAGAATGGAATAAATCTGGTGAACGGCAGATATGTCAGAACCAGCTTGACTACGGGTGTGAAGTTTGGAGCGAAACTGTCGGATGCAATCAATCTGGACATGAAAAAGAAATGGCCAACCCCGCAAGCCTCAGACAACAGGGACAGGGGCAACATGAGCAATGCAGTAGTTCAAAGACGAGTAGCAATAGGCAAGCAAATCTTATTAAGCCAATCGGTTTCTCCGACTTCTGGGCAACTGAACCCAACGTGGGTCGAGTGGTTGATGGGGTGGCCTCTAGAGTGGACAGACTTAAAGCCATTGGGAATGGACAAGTCCCTCTCTGTGCAGCAACAGCCTGGAGAATCCTAAGTGAATCACTATGAAGCAAACAGAATTCTTGATCGGGTCAGAGAAGGACAACAATTTAGCGAATTTGTCATCACAAGGGCGCTTGAACTTACAGGAGACTATGAGGAACACAGAAGCCCAAGAATGGATCAGACGCTACCGCAAGAAAGCCTTGGAGGAGGGTCGGGGAGAAGCCCAATACTGGTGGCAACAAACCCTGTTGGATATTGCCAAGAGGCGAGGCCAAGCGGCTGCTGATGACCTGAAAAAACGCATGAACGAACAGAAAGATAAAAAATGATGCAGATCATGTTCACGATTTATGGCGAGCCTGTACCAAAGGGCAGACCAAGGTTTTCCACAAGGGGTAAGTTCCCTGTTGCCTACACACCTGAAAAAACCAAGAACTATGAATCCGATGTTGGGATGATGGCAAAAGCGGCTATGGGTGCATCAGAACCGCTAGAAGGGGCTTTAGAGGCGTTTATTTATGTGACCTTTCCTGTCCCCGCCTCATATTCAAAAAAACGCACTGAGGCTTGTTTAAGCGGTCAAGAAAAACACACCAAAAAACCCGATCTGGACAATGTTGTCAAAGCGGTGCTTGATGGAATGTCAGACATCGTGTTTTTATCGGATTCGCAGATCACATCTATTCATGCCACTAAGGTTTATGGCGAAGTGGCAAAAGTTGAAGTTGTAGTGAGGCAAACATGATTGTTTCTCTCCATAACCCCCAACAAGCCCACACTGTGTTGAAAGACCTATGGCCCAAGATTAAAGAAACCTTACAGGCGGGTAAACAACTGCGCTTAGAGGTGAAAAAAGCCACCCGCAGCACAGATCAGAACGATATGTTTCACGCCCTGATTGACATGATTGCCAAGCAAATGAAGGCGGCTGGCAGTGCCTGGTCATCAGACGATTGGAAAAGGCTCTTGATTGACCAATGGGCGCACGAAACAGGGCGCAAGGTGGGCAAGGTCGCCCCAAGCCTAGACGGGGAACGAGTTGTTCAATTAGGGCTACAAAGCCACAAATTCACGAAAGAAGAAGGCTCAGAGTTCATTGAATGGCTCTTGGCATGGATGGCAAATAAAGGAATTGAGACATGAATAAAGAGTTAATTGAAACAGTTGAAAGTTTGGGTGGTACTGCTTTGATGGGCGGCATCCTTATTCAATTTTCTGACACGACTTTTAGTGAAGCGGTTAAGAAGATTTATGAGGCTGGCGTAGAAGCCGAGCGTGAGGCGTGTGCAAAATTGTGTTGGTCACAAAGAAAATATTGGGATGCAGAAGCCTGTGCTGATGCCATTCGAGCAAGGGAACAAGCATGATGTGTCCCCGTTGCGGCTCTGAAACCCTTAAAGTTTTGGACACCCGATCAAATCCTGAATTCGTCAGCCGCAAACGTCAATGCGAAAACAACCACAAGTTTTACACCAAAGAATATGCAATATCCGAAACACCATTATGTGAGAAGCCAGAAACTCCTAAAACTAGTGGCGGGTCTCTCCTGTCAAAGCTGTGGCATGGACAATGGCGTTCAGGCGGCTCACAGTAATTGGGGCGGTGGTCGTGGTCGTGGCATCAAAGCTGACGATAATTTAATTGCGGCACTCTGCCTGACTTGTCATTACGAGATTGACCAGGGCAAGAACCTGACTAAGAAAGAACGCCAAAAGAAGTGGGCAGAGGCTCACATTGGCACAGTTTTATTGCTTTGCAAACAAGGAAGATGGCCTGTTGAAGTTCCACTGCCTTTTGTGGCAGAATTTGAATAGGCTATGCAGTTGCCTTTTTGGGGGTTGATTCCCCCGCTTTTTTTGGTATAGTGCAAATATGGAAAAAAATGCCGAAGTTGCTGAGTTCGTGGCTACTCTGTTTCACAGTGGCACGATTACCCATTTTCAGCATTTGCAGACACGGGAATACGCTATTCACAAGGCTTTGGGCAAGTTTTACCCCAAGATTGTTGACTTGGCAGACCAGTTAGCTGAGAGTTATCAAGGTCGCTACAACACCCGAATGACAAAGTTTCCTGATGAACTGCATCAGCCACAGGAAACCCCCACCGAATACCTTACACAACTGAAAAAGTTTGTTGAGGAAGCCCGTGAAGAAATCCCGCAAGATTCAGAACTGCAAAACATCGTTGATGAAATTGCCGATCTGATCAATTCAACTTTGTATTTACTAACCCTGAAATAAGGAATCATCATGATGAACAAGAACGAACCCAAAGGCTACGGCTACGGCAACAGCGCAAAGATGGCTGGCAACCCCGCCCCCGAAATGAAGCCTAATGGCAGCGTAAAGAACCGCATCCCCGATGCTATGACCAACAAGGTCGGCAAAGATTCCAAGTTTGAAGGTGGCAAGTCCTCTGGCGTTTGCTACACTCACGACCGCAAATCCTGCCAATAAAGCGAAACGCCCCGCAGACGGAGAATCTGGGGGCGCTTCTAACCAAGCAATAAAAGAGGTATTGAATGGCTGAATCACATTCTAATTGTGGAAACTGCCGATTCTTCAGGAATCAGCAAATCATGGGCATCTGTCGCCAAAGCCCCCAACAGCAGAACAAGCACCAAAACGATTGGTGCGGTCAACACGAACCCATGCAAGTTGAGGTCGTGAAACTTCCCGTGTACGACATCATGACTGACGAGACCACTGAGGTTTCTGTTCCTGTCAAGAAAAAGCCTGGGAGACCCAAGAAATGCTGACACCATTGCGTGATCGTGTTGTGGTAAAACCACAAGTCCGAAACCTGTCCGATATTATTTTCATCAACAATAAAGAACCCTTTAACGAGGGAACTATTGTCGCCATCGGCCCAAAGGTTTACGATGTCAAAGTGGGAGACTTCATCAAGTATGGAAACGGGGATTACCTTAATTGGCCCACCCAAAAGATTGATGGTCAAGATTACCAAATCATTCAAGAAGCCGACATTTGTGCGGTTGTGGAGGAATAAACATGGCGACTAAACAAGGGCTATATGCCAACATCCATGCCAAGCAAGAGCGCATCGAGCGCCAAAAGGCTGCGGGTAAGACTCCCGAGCGCATGAGATCGCCAGGCGCAAAGGGCGCACCCACTGCCGAGGCTTTCAAACAATCTGCAAAGACTGCGAAGAAGAAATAATCATGGCAACGAAAAAGCACGACAAGCCCATTCCCCATAAGACCACAGGCAAGGGGAAAACCTACAACCCCACTGAAAAAGGTGCGGGAATGACCGCTAAAGGTCGTGCTGAATACAATGCCAAGAACAATGCAAATTTGAAACCACCCGCCCCAAATCCAAAGACAAAAGCCGATGCTGGTCGCAAAGCATCATTTTGCGCTAGGATGGAGGGGGTAGTTAAAAACGCCAAAGGCCCAGCGGAACGGGCTAAGGCATCCCTCAAAAACTGGAACTGTTAAAGGAAACATCATGACAAACTCAATTGCAACTGGCGTAGCATACGCTGACCCATTGGTTACTTTGGTTGAATTTCAAGCCTACACTGTGGCTACTGTCCCAACAGCCTCACCCGCTGGTCAAATGATTTATGTGTCCAATGGCGCTGCTGGTCAGCCCATCATGGCCTTTTCAAATGGCTCAAGCTGGTTGCGTGTTGACACCCGTGGTGCAATTGCCGCTTCCTGATGAACGCTGAGAGAATAGCAAACCGCATCGAGGAACTCAGAAGCACTGCCAAACAACATGAAGCGGTGTTAATGCAGATCAGCGGTGCGGTGCAAGAACTCACCAACTTATTGGCTGAACTGTCAAAGGAACAAAATGCCTCTAATAGCATCGATGACCCCCAAGGCACTTAAAGCCAATATCAAAAAAGAGATAGAAGCTGGCAAGCCACCCAAGCAAGCGGTGGCAATTGCCTATTCTGTTAAGCGTGAAGCCGAGAAAAAGGCTGATAAGAAACCAACGCCTAAGACAAAAAAGTAATTTAGGCTCAAGGACTTAGGAATTAAATTAAATGGCTGAGAGAGGCGCACCAATCGGGAATCACAATGCTGCCAAAAGCAGGATGTTCTACGATAAGTTGCGTCTTGTTCTGACACAAGAGCCTCACCGCCTTAGAAGCATTGCCGACCAACTGGTGACACAAGCCGAGGCGGGAGAGCCTTGGGCGATCAAAGAGATCATCGACCGAGTGGATGGCAAAGCGGTTCAGGCGACAACGATTGAGAACGCAGATGGAACACCCCTATTGGGTGGGATTCAAGTCACATTCATTAAGCCCGAATGAGCGATGTAACCGATGCCATTGCCAAGGCAGAGTTTCCCGTCAAGTTGGAAGGTCTGTTTAAAAAGAGCCGTTACAAGGTTCTTTATGGTGGAAGGGGCGGGGCTAAGAGTTGGGGAATTGCCCGAGCGTTACTGATCAAAGGCGCAAAAGACCCAATCCGCATACTGTGCGCCCGTGAGTTTCAGACATCCATCAAGGATTCGGTTCACAAGTTACTGTGCGACCAGATCGAAAGTCTTGGCTTACTTAGCTTCTACGAGATCACTCAAACAAGCATCAGGGGCAGAAACGGCACAGAGTTCAGCTTTGTTGGCCTCAAGAACAATGTCTCAAACATCAAATCCTATGAGGGCGTTGACATTTGTTGGGTTGAGGAAGCGCAGACCACCAGCCGCCTAAGTTGGAACATCCTGATCCCGACCATCCGAAAGGAAGGCTCTGAGATATGGATCAGCTTCAACCCTGAGTTGGAGACAGACGAGACCTATCAAAGGTTTGTGGCAAACCCACCCGCAGATTGCATCACCATGAAGGTGAATTGGTACGACAACCCTTGGTTTCCCGACACCCTCAGACTTGAGAAAGATGCCCTCAAAGCAAGGGATGAGGAAGCCTATAACCAAGTGTGGGAAGGCTTATGCCGACAGACTGTGGATGGGGCGATCTTTGCCAAAGAGATGCAACAGGCCGAGAAGGATGGGCGAATCTGCCGTGTGCCTTATGACGCTACAAAGCCAGTTCACGCAATCTTTGACTTGGGATGGTCAGACAGCACAGCCATTTGGTTTTTGCAGTTTGTGGGCATGGAGACCAGGCTAATCCGCTACATCGAGGACAGCCAAAAGACCATCAGTTATTACTTGGCGACCATGCAGACTTATGGGTATGTGTATGACAAGATTTGGCTTCCCCATGACGCAGAGAACAAGACCTTGGCGGCAGCGGGTCGGTCAATTGATGACATCGTGAGAGCCGCAGGGTACAAGACCGAGATCATGCCAAGAGTGCCTGTTCTTGACTCAATCAATGCCGCAAGGACAATCTTCCCTAATTGCTACTTTGACAGGGAACACACAGCGGATGGTTTGGCTTGCCTTAGACACTATCGGTACGAGGTTGACCCCGAAACAGGGCAGTTCAGCCGCAACCCGCTACACGACCACTACTCACACGGGGCAGACGCATTTCGTTACATTGCCCTTATGATTAAAGAGCCGCCTAAACGCAAAAAGTCAGCGCAGATTGCAATGGCAAGCGGATGGATGGGATAATTAGGCATCAATAAAGGGCTGAATATGGCTTACCAAGACGAATCAGGAAACAACAACAAGATTAACGAGGTGATCAAGTTCTGGCGCTTGGTCAACGATGCCGACTCCACCAACCGAGCAGAAGCGTTGATGGATGTGAAGTTTGCCGCTGGCGACCAATGGCCTGTTGAGATTCAAAACTCACGCAACCTTGAATCACGCCCATGTCTGACGATCAACAAGATTGACGCATACATTCGTCAAGTGACCAATCAGCAAAGGATGCAACGCCCCCGCATTAAGGTGCATCCCGTTAATAACTTGGCTGACTACAAGATTGCCCAAGTGATTGAGGGCATCACCCGCCACATTGAGGTCAACTCCAACGCAGACACCGCCTATGACACAGCGTTTGATTACGCAGTTCGCATGGGATGGGGCTATTGGCGTGTCAACACAAAGTATGTGAGTGAGACTTCCTTTGATCAGGAAATCTTTATCGACACCATCGATAACCCTTTCACAGTCTATTTCGACCCCAATTCAATCCTCCCTGATGGCTCAGACGCAGAACGTTGCTTGATCACCACAGTGATGGATAAGAAGATATTTAGGGAGAATTACCCAGGCGCTGATGATGGGGCAAACTTTCAGCAGCGTTCCACTGGTGATGACACAGCCTCATGGCTCACCAAAGAGGACATTCGGGTTGCCGAATACTTCTACATTGAGCGTGAACGAGCCAAACTGTATTTGCTCAGTGATGGCACATCAGGCTTTGCCGACTCAGACAACTTCTTTGCCCGTGTAGAGGCATCGGGTCTGACTGTGGTTGATGAGCGTGACAGCTTCCGCAAGGCAGTGAAGTGGATGAAATGCACCGCAATGGAAATCCTTGAGGAAAAGACATGGGCGGGTAAATACATCCCTGTTGTCCCTTGTTATGGCGCACAAGTGATCATTGATGACAAGCGTAAGAAATACGGCTTGGTCAGATTTGCTAAAGACCCACAGCGGATGTACAACTTCTGGCGCACATCCATGACCGAAAGTGTCGCCCTTGCACCAAAGGCTAAGTGGCTGCTTGCCGAGGGTCAAGACGAGGGACATGAGAACGAATGGGCAATGGCTAACATCAAGTCAACCCCTGTTCTGCGCTACAAACAGAAGGACATTGAGGGTCAACCCGCACCCGCACCAACCCGACTTCAGCCTGAACCACCACCAACAGGCATCATGGAGGCGGCTGGCGCTATTTCCGCAGACTTGCAGATGGTTTTGGGCGTTCTTGACCCCAACCAACTGCCAAGCGGGAATATCTCAGGCAAGGCATTGGCTGGTCAACAGAACCAAGTTGATCTGTCAAACTTCCACTTCTACGACAACATGACCCGTTCGATTCGTCAGACGGGCAAAATCATCTTGGATTTGATTCCCAAGATTTACGACACCGAGCGAGTGATGCGAATCATTGGCTCAGATGGTCAACCCGACATGACCACCATCAACCAAGCCAACGCCATCGGTGAAGTGCTGAACGATGTGACTGTGGGTGAATACGATGTGGTGATGGACACAGGGCCTGGCTTCCAAACCAAGCGCCAACAAGCCGTTGAAAGCATGATGCCCTTGCTTACAGGCAACGCAGAACTGTTCAACATTGCGGGTGATTTGGTGTTCAGAAACATGGACTTCCCAGGCGCTGATGTGATTGCAGACCGCCTTGCCGCCATGAACCCATTGGCTCAGATTGATGAGAAATCAGACATCCCACCTGAAGTTCAGATGCGTTTGGCTCAGTCTCAGCAGATGATTGAGCAGTTGCAACAACAATTGCAAGCCGCTGGTCTTGAGATCAACAATCGGATGCAAGTGGCACAGATCAAAGAGGAAGGCGCTACTAAGCGCAAACTCATGGATGTCACCGCAAGAGCGCACAACACTGAGACTATTAACGAGGCAAAAGTTAATCAAACCAATGTCAAAGCAGTTACTGAGCAGAATAAGACTGAGATTGATGCGTTGGTCAAAATGCTTATTGCAAGAATGTCACCCAATCAATTGTTGGCTGAGATCGACCGCTTGAACGCTGAACAACAGCAGTATGCGATGGGTGCGGCAATGGACATTGATCACGAACAAAATCCATTTATGCAGCAATAATTGACAGATAATGAATTAGGGTAAATAATTACTCAAACCTTACCAGTGAGGCTCACTGGGAAAATTCTTTGAGGAAACTCAATGTCAGAAGTTCAGGAAGTGCAAGTTGCACAACCAAAGGTCTCCACTACTGTGGTGACAAGTGAAAATTTAGCTGAATTTAACGCTAAGAGAATGGGTTTAGCTGATTCAACGCCTAGCGAGGCTGCACCAGTTGCAGAGCCGCCAGAGGTCGATAATGGGCAGAGTGAACCAGTTGAAGCGTCAGAGGAAGCGACAGCAACAGAGGATCGAAAACGAAATCCTAAGTTGGAAATTCGGTTTGAGAAGATAACCAAGCAACGTGAGGAAGCAAGGGCAGAAGCCCAACGAGAGCGTGAAGCAAGGGAATCTTTAGAAGCCAAGGTCAGGGAATTGGAAGGCAGAACTCAGCCCCAAAAGGTTGAATCGTCTGAAGAACCCCGACCAGAGCAGTTCACTGATATGTATGAATATGCGAAAGCATTGACAGACTATAAAGTGGATCAGCGGTTAGCGGAAGAAAAGCAAAAGGAAGCACAAGCCAAAGTAGAGGCTCAAAGGCAACAAGTGATCAACACTTGGGCAAAGCGAGTTGAATCT